CTTTCATCTGTTTACCCTCTGTTTGTATACTGTAACTATAGTACATCTTTTGTTGGGGTGCCAATATAATTAATATGAGAGCGAGAATGAAATAAGGTTAAAGTACTGTACATTGGTATAATTATTAACAGGAATAACTATCACTCTCATATATATAGTATAGTACTATTGACAAGGTTTGACAAGTATTGTATACTTTATTAAGGTATAGTTATATTAAAAGGGGATATACACATGGATAATGACATATTCAAATTATTAGACACTTTTATAGATAAGATTATAACTTATAGAGCATTATTAGAAAGATTAAAAGATATAGAAGACTTGGAGATATAGAATGCCTAGAAAGAAACAGGTTAAACTGACTATAAAGACTAAGAAGTTCATAGTTGAGAGGGTGTCTGAGGGTATGAGTGTAGCTGAAATATGTAGAACATTCCCAGATGTGACACCAAATGCTAAGACAGTATACAGAGCTCAAGCCAAAGATAGGGAGTTTGAAAAGGCAATGACTGAAGCTTATACGTTCTATTTCTTGATATTGGCAGATGAAAGCATAGAGTTGGGAAAGGTTGTACCTACTGATTTGTATCCAGGATTGAGTCCAAGAGATGCTGAGAATGCTATAAAGCGTAGAATCAAGAGTATAGATACAGCTATAAAAGACATAGCACCTGTACTTACACGTAAGTTTAATAAGTCGTATAAGATAGAACATACAGGTGAGATTACCTCTAAAGTGCAACAAATGGTGATAATGGACTACTCTAAACCGCTCATAAAGGAGGCTAAAGGTACAACAATTGATACAAATGTAAAGACAATAGACATTTTGGGGGTTGAAGATGAGTAAGGTTAAGGAAAGAGTGAGGTTAACGCCTCGAGAATCTAGACAGTTCATAGGAAGTATACCTTTAAGAGGTAATGTCATACATATCAAGAGCTTAAGTACTAAGAATAGACAGGTTGTCTATGCATATCAACTAGACAGTACTGACAAACACACCATAACAACCTAGAACAGTCTATAAGAGGGCTCATATCTTAACATACAAGTCACTCCTCGCACACGCAAGCTTGTCAGTACCATACTGCAACGTCTAAAGCGCACAAACATAATCAAAAGCACATACATACCTCCCCCTAGGCAGTTCACTGCAGAGTTTCACACTCTATAGTTCCATACGAATCTCTAGACGGTAGTTCTTTCCAGACTAACGGTATATATGGAGGGGGTAGGGGGGTTTTTACTCCTTATATAATATGTGAGTGTACCTTGGTATATACCAATTTCAAAATTTGGTGAGATATAAGAGTGTAAGTGCACTTGTATTGGGGTGCGGAGTATTGTAAAATATAGAGTTTAATCTACGTAGAGGGAAACGGGTCATATAAACTACCGTTGGTCGGTAAACTCCAAAGGGGAACGGTATACAAAAAATTGAGAAAGGGGCGGAAAGCTTAAATATAAGTGTATGTACAAGGAAGCTAAGAGACCTCCCCCTTTATGACCCAGGGCACTACATAGTTATTATAACACTTAATATTCAATCTGTCAAGTACTTTAAGATAAAAGGTTGACTTTAGCAGATAAATGTGGTATAATAGACAAAACAGTGAGAGATAACCCCAATGCCGTCATACGAATTCCAATGTCCCGATTGTAAGAAGCTCACGTGCATACGCATGAAAGTTTCAGATTTAGACAAAAGACAGCTTGATTGTGAAGACTGCTTAGTTTCATTAGAAAGAGTGTACATCACCCCTTCTAGTTTTAACATACCTTCTAACTCTACATTCGATGGCAAACCTAAAATATCATGAGTAGTCGTATACCTGTAGAAATGAGAAAGGATCTCATAGATTTCGTAGAACTACTCAAAACAGAAGCTGCAGAGGACTCCTCTGGAGTTATGTTGAAGTTCTTGGAGAACCTCTCTAATAGATACATCCTTGCCCTCAAAGAGTTAAAAGATAAGAATGACTGATAAACCACCTTTAGCGGTTCCCTATGATTTCACATTAAGAGATTATCAGGAAGAACTCTTCCAGTATATGGATAAAAGGAAAAACGAAACAAGAAAAGCTTTACTGGTCTGGCCTCGTCAGATTGGTAAAGATACTAGTTGTATAGCATACATGTTCAAAGAAGCGTGTAGAGTCCCTGGTAACTATTTCTATATCTTCCCAACAGCTAAAGAAGCTAAAAGGGCACTTTGGAATAAGATCATGGATAACGGTAGACCGTTACTATCCCTCTTACCAGAAGAATATATAAAACGAATCTCCAATCAAGAGATGTCAATTACAATCAAGGGTACAAACTCTACTATAGATATAGTAGGTCTAGATAAGAACCCTGATGCGATTCGAGGAATTACACCAATGGGTGTGGTACTCTCAGAGTTTGCATTCTCAGACATTACAGCCTATAGAGCCTTACTTCCCGCTTTGAGAAGGAAAGGTTGTTGGCACATCATGAACAGTACTCCTAACGGTAGAAACCATTTCTACAAGATATTCCAAGGAACTAAAGATAGTGATGAATGGTATGTCAGCTCCTTACAAGCTTTTTGGCCTAATAAGAAGAACTACGTTCATGTACACTCACAAGAGTACTTCAAGAGCCAATTAGAACAAGGCCTAACAACCTTAGAAGATTTAGAGAGAGAGTATGGTTGTTCCTTCTCAGCAGGTATGAAAGGTTCCTTCTACATAGATCAGATCGATAGAGCTTGGTCACAAGGTAGGATAGGTGAATACGTTTACGATGATACTCTCAAAGTAGATACATTCTGGGATCTAGGTATCGATGACGATACTGCAGTCTGGTTCAGACAAAGGGTAGGCAATAAGCTAATGTTCATAGATTACTATGCAAACAGTGGCAAAGATTTACAACACTACGTTAGAATGTTAGAAGCAAAAGGTTACGAATTTGGAACACATTATCTACCTCATGACGCCGACCATCGTACTTTACAGACAGGAGTTTCTACAGCTAATATGTTTAGCGATATGTTACTCGCTTCTGATTTAAGTGATGACGTAGAAGTTTTAGAAAGATTACCTGTACAAGACGGCATTAATGCTGTTCGCAGTAGGTTCTCAAGATACCATTTCGATGCAGGCAAATGCGGAGAAGGTCTAACTAAGTTAGAACTATACCATAGAAGATACGACAAGAAAAGGGAAACCTTTTTAAAAGAACCAGTACACGACAGTAATTCTCACGCAGCAGACGCCATCCGAATGGAAGGCATGTCAGAAGATTTCAGAAACGACCCCTTCTGGTCAGTTAACGGATTTAAGGTAACATCGGATCGTGTACTATTTGAATAGCATTTTCTTTCTAGCAATCATCCTTATCGGTTTGGTCTACGTAGTGGACTATCCCGGTATAACCCTGGGTGAACGTTTAAAGATACTTGCAGTAGGTTTCGGTATATACATAGGTTGGGCTTTGATGTGAATTTCAAGTATATAGTACATTTTATAGCAACAACACACTTAATAATAATACTATTGAATATAGTAGCAATACCCTTTGTGATAGCTTATGAGCCATTCTATATATGGATGCCAGTAGTCACATTTTTAGTATCACCCGAGTTAGGTGGTAAACGTTGTATGTTTAACAACATAGAGAATTTTTTTAGAAAGAAGGCAGGAATGCCTCTTATATCAGATAGAGCTGCAGCATTTGTAGACTATATAATAACATTGTTTAAAGGTAAATAGTATGGGCGGAATCGTACCAGCAGTAGGCGGCATCTTTGCTAAGATATCCCACTTCGTAAAAGATATAGTTCCCTTACTGGGTTCTTTAATGGGCGGAAGTGGCAACACACCTTCTACCCCCCAGGCTCCCCCTGTTCCTGCGGCTGCACAAGCACCCCCAGCACCAGAAGTCAGTACTGCACCCAAAGCTGGAGATGAGCCCGTAGTGGACGCTGAAGCGGCTCGTGTACGTACTCAGAAGCGAAGGAATAATGCCGAAGATGAACGCCTCTTTGCTTTATCTGAAGATGATGACTCAGTGGTACTAACCAAAAACTTGCTCGGAGACTAATATGGATTGTGGATATAATAGGTTAATGAATATGACGTCTCTAGGAAGAGAACTATATCGTATGCTTATTTTTTCAAGTCTTATAGCTATGTTCCTATTTGGTACTGGCACTTCTCTATCAATAGCCTTACTCAGCGTACTAGCTGCTTACGGTGTATCTTACATAATGGAAATGTTATGTTTGACAGATTTTAAATCTTTAGGTAACCTTTTCGGTTTCTTACAGATTGCAGCTGTAGTGACATCGTTCACTGCTTTAACAATAGGAATTTTATAATGGGCGGATTCGTAGCTCCTTTACTATCAATAGCATCTTCGGTTATAGGAGGAGGAGGTAAACCTTCAGCTCCATCAGCTCCCCCACCTGCTCCCACCAAGTCTGAAGCTCCCGCTCCTACTAAATCTAATGCTCCAAGCATAGACGGTAAAACGACAGACGTTGAGCAAAGAGCAGATGTAGATCAAAATAGAAGAAGCACAAGAAAAGCTCCTAGTATAGTCCCTCTAGATGAATCAAGTGGTACAACCTCCATTTTAGGTAAATAACATGAACGATACACAACATATCTTACAAGTATTCAAGAGAGCAGACACTCTGTTTAATGAATCAGAAAGAATATATAATGAGAGACAGTGGGAAGAACTATCTGAGTTTATGTTAAATAACGAACACGTTATGTTTCAGAATGCTACAGGCTTGTCAACTCTCAATCAAAACTCTCAAGCAGGTCAAAAGACCACTAAGAGATTAACAGATTCAACAGCTCCACATGCGGCACAGAACTTAACATCTACCTTCCAAGGTATGATGACTAACCCTGCCACTATATGGTCTAAGTTACGTTTCAGAGCTAACGATTTAAATAATGAATCAGAACTCAACAGTTGGTTAGAAACCGTAAACGGTATACTACATAATGAACTCAATGAGTCTAACTTCAATACAGAGATAGGTAAAGGTTATAAATCATTTGTAGCTTTTGCTAATATGGTTCTCTTCCAAGAAATGAACGAAGATGGTAAATTTAGATTTACTGCTTTACATTTATCTCAAGTAGCTTGGGCTGAAAACAAAGATAGCGTAGTAGACACAGTCTGCAGGAAGTTCTCTTTGACAGCCAGACAAGCTTTAGAGAAATGGGGTAAAGATCTAGATAAAGAAATACTTAAAGCTGCTATGGACGATCCTGAGAAAGAATTTTCATTCCTACATTTCGTAGGTCCAAGGGATAAGAAGAAAATTAAATTAAACTCTGCCGGTTTAGCTCCAGGCGATAAAAGACCTGTTGAGAGCTTATACTTAGATCTACACAGTAAAACTCTTATACAAGAGACTGGTTACTATGAGATGCCTATATTCGTAGCTAGATGGGATTTAAATCCTAATGAGAAATACGGAAGAGGTCCAGGTCATTTAGCCTTGCCAGATACTAGAACATTAAACTTAATGAAAGAATACAACTTAAGCACAGCTGCTAACTCTGTAGATCCTTCATTTGTAGCTAACCAAAGAGCTGTAACAGGGAACATCAAGAACGATCCAGGTACTGTTAATATCATGAAAGATATAGACGGCATACGTCCTCTACTACCTCATGCAGACATGGATAGATATCAGTTTACCACTGAAGAGCTTAAAGAGTCTATAAAGTCTATATTCTTCTTAGATAAGCTTCTACTCCCTCCTAGAACTGAAATAGGTGAAATGACAGCCTTCGAAGTATCTCAACGTATTGAACAAATGCATAGAGTGTTGGGACCTACATTAAGTAGATTAGATACAGAGCTTTTAAGTAGAACCATAGTTAGAGGTATCAAACTTCTTCTAAGAGCAGGTAAACTACCTCCTCTACCAGATTTACTTAAAGAGCGTGGAATAGACGTAGAAATAGTTTTTGTGAATCAACTAGCTCGAGCACAACAGATAGAAACAGTTAACAGCTCAATTCAATGGTTAAACGATGTTCAAGTAGCAATGCAAATTAACCCCGAAGCTGGAGACAACGTAAACGTAGATGGTCTACTTCAACACACAGGTAAAGTAAGAGGTGTTCCAGAGGAAGCTATACAGAACCATGAAGTAGTACAACAGATTCGAGAACAGAGAGCTCAACAAGCTCGACAAGCACAAGCCATGGAAGCAGCTCAACAGGCAGCAGAAATAGCTTCTAAAGTGGGGACCGATGAACAATGATAACATACGAAGATTACAGAGCAGCTCTGAAGAACACGTTTAAAACTACAGACGCTGAAATCGTAAAAGAATACTGGACTATGGTCTATGTAGAAGCAAGTGCCAAAGGTAAAACAGATGCTGATACTAACTATAATCTAGGTATAAAGGAATTTCTACAGGGTGCCTTAAAGGACTCAGAGAAAACATTAAACGAACTATAAGGTATATTAAATGAGTGAAACAGAAACAGTTGCAGTTGAAGCAACAGAAATACAACCTGACGTAACCATGCCGGTACCAGATTTTATAACATCAATTACTGAAGATCTAAGAGATCAAGGTAACTTGAAAGATTTTAAAGATGTGAACCAGCTAGCCAAAAGCTATGTAGAGTTACAGAAGATGATGGGAACATCAATAAGAATTCCAACCTCAGAAGCCTCAGAAGAAGCCCACGGAGAGTTCTTTAACAAGATTAAAGATATAGATGGAGTCCTTTTGCGTTCAGACGAGAAGCTTTTAAACAAGCTAGGTAAACCTGAAACATACGAAGGATACGAATTAGAAAAGTTCTTATCTCAAGATCTCGTAGATAACGTGCCACACCTCTTAGAAGAAGTTAATTCTTTTAAACAGATGGCTCATAACCTAGGTCTTACAAAAGAACAAGCAGATGGCTTAATGGATATGAGATCTAAAACTCTCACTTCAAACTATACAGATGCTGTAGAAGCTGTTAAGAAAGGCGAGGAAACTCTAAGGACAATCTGGGGTCAAGATTATGACACTAGAATAGAAACTGTTAAAGCAGTAACTAAACGTCTATATGAGCAACCTGACCAAGCAGAATCTATGAAAGCTCTTATGGAGAGTGATGCTAGGAATAACCCAGCCTTACTTAATATACTGAGTGAACTAGGTGCAATGTACAAAGAAAGCGGACATATAGGTCCTCAAGCTTATTCAGGAGTTGAAACTCCAGCTCAAGCTAGAGCTAAGATAGATGATATCAGATCTAATATGGGTAATCCGTATAATACTATTAATCACAGAGACAGGCACAAGTATGTAGCCGAAGTAGCTAGGTTAACTGAATTGTTATAAATTTCCGGCAAGGAATAGAGCGGGCTTGAAGTTACAAGTTCGAGGGTCAGCTCTCTAAAAACGATCCGCCATTTAGTGATAGACAAGGCCCCATGGTGGTCCCTAACACTTACAAACCATCGATTAAGCTCCGTTAAAGCTTAGAACAAGCACCCCTTCACAGGACAAGTCGTTCGAGAAAAACACAAACTTAATTAACTAATTGGAGAATATATAATGGCATTAGGTATAACTGATTCCCAGAGTATTCAATATACAGAGACAATTGAGCATGTTGCAATCCAACTGGCATCTTCTTTACGGAAGTCTGTCAAAGAGGAAAGAGTAACAGGTAAAAGACTCACTGTAGAAAGATTGACAAATCCGAATGACACACTAGCAGTAGTTGCTTCTCGTCATGCGGACACAATAATTTCAGATTTAAGTCATAGTAGACGAGTAATTAACTTAAAAAGTTATGCACGTTCATACATGATTGATGAAGAAGATAAACTAAGAATGCTAGCAGACCCTCAGTCTGACTATGTAATGGAAATAGCAGGAGAATATAATAGGACCGTTGATGTAGACATTATCGATAAAGCCCTAGGTGACGCTCTTGCAGGCGAAACTGGCGGTACAACTGTATCTCTTCCTTCCGCACAACGAATTGCCCATGGATCAGCAGGTTTAACTTTAGATAAACTAAAGCAGGCTAAAAAGATTCTTATGGCAAATAACGTTGATGTAGACAGAGAAGAACTATTTGTCGCTGTTAACGCTGAAGGATACGAAGATCTATTGAAAGATTCAGGTGTGGTAAGTAGAGACTTTATCGCAAATACTGAAACTAATGCAATGGGTAGAGTTCCTTTAATACTAGCGGGCTTCACAGTGCTTCACTCTGAAAAGCTTACTGATTACACTGGCACAAGTGCTGCGTCTACTAATAGACCTGCAATTGCATATGCTAGAAGTGCTATCAAGCTAGGTGTAGGTATGGATATGAAAGTTACTATCGATAGAGTCCCTCTAAAGAATAATAACTATCTTACCCTTTTAAAATCAACATTTGGCGCTGGCCGTGTTCATGACGAAAAAGTCGTAGACATTCGGTTCCAAGAATAGGAGATAAATTATGGCTGCTACAACTATATCAAGTGCAAGCGTTACAAGTATCCTCGCAGATCCGCCTACATATGTAGACAATAATGCGATAGGTGCTGGTAAAGCTCGTATCATAACTGGTACTATGGAAATCGCCGTTACAACAGAAGATGACGTGGGAGATACTGCAATAATGTTCCCCATTAGAGCTACTGAGAGATTAGTTTCTCTTAGGATCTTTAGTGATGCTTTAGATGCTGTTGCCGATTTGGCTGTCGACTTTGGAATATACAAAGACGTTACCGCTGACGGTACTGGAGCTACTGTAGTAGATGCTGACGCTTACGCCTCCGCTGTTACTACTTTACAAGCTGCAGGTACCACTGGTACTGAAGTTGCATTCGAAGCAAGAGACATTGCTAAGATTGGTCAAACTGTCGCACTAGATGGTGCTGAGACTGAAGCTACTGTAGGAGATGCTATGAGGTATGTTGCTTTCACAGTAACTACTCCTGCTGAGACTGATGCTGCTGGGACTATATCCTGGCTAGCCACTACTGCAAGCAGATAGTCTTTTTAACCTTTAGAGCCTTCCAGGATGGAGGGCTTTATTTTAAGAAGATTAGAGGAGATAATCAATGACTAGTCAAGTCGCACTTTGCAATTTAGCCCTAAGTAGAATAGGTGGAAGCACAATTACGTCTTTAACAGATGGCACCACTGAAGCTAAACTATGCAACACCTTTTTCAATGATTTAGCAGATCGAGTTATGATTCAAGGATCATGGACATCTACTTTATTAAGAACCTCATTAGCTCGCACTACCAATACCCCTGCGTTCAAATATACCTACGAGTTTCAACTGCCGGTCGATCCGAAATGTTTGAAGGTTGTAGGTGTGGATGAAACGTCTGCGGATAATATTGATTTCAAGATTGAAGGTGATAAGCTTTTAACTGACAATGCAACTATGAAGATACACTACATCGCTAGATTAACTAATACAGAGGACTGGGATCCAGGACTTTCAGAGGCTTTCGAAGTTCTCTTAGCATCATATCTAGCTTACCCTATAACAGGTAGTAAATCCTTAACAGGTGAACTGCGTGAGGAATATTTCAAACTAGTCCAACATAATTTAGCTATCGATGGGCAACAAGGCTCAAAAGATAAGTTCGGTTCTTCTACTTTATTAGATGTAAGATAAAATGCGACAAATTATAGAACAGACATCGTTTACCTCTGGGGAGATTTCTCCTGAAGTTCAATCTAGAGTTAAAGCTGAGGAGTACGCCAAAGGTCTGGAAACAGCCACTAACGTATTAATCTCACCTCAAGGTCCTATCAAGAAAAGGAATGGCTTTAAATATGTAGCTGAAACTAAAGATAATGGAGCTGTAAAACTAGTTGATTTCCAATTGACTCAAGATACTGCCTATATGTTAGAGTTCGGTGAACTATATATAAGGTTCTTTAAAGACAACGGTCAACTGGCTGAAGCAGATCTTACCATTACAGGCATCACAGCTGCCAATCCTGGAGTAGTTACTTCTACCGCTCACGGCTTATCCAATGGCGATCACGTATATATAACTGGCGTAGTTGGAATGACTGAAGTCAATTCTTCTACTGTCCCCTTTGAAGTAGCTAACAAGACTGCCAATACATTTGAACTAAACACTGTAGCCGCCGCTGCCGTAGACACTTCCGCATATACTGCATACTCCTCAGGTGGAGTAGTTAATAAGATCTATGAAATAGTATCCCCATATACAGCTGTACAAGCAGGTGA